TCTTCAATAGGCATCGCTTGTAATTGTTCTTGTGTGTATTCCATTGTAAATTTCTCCATTAAAGAAACACGATCGATTTTATTATGAGGTTGTGCAGGTCTGTTTGTCAAGGTTACTGCTAACATTTGAGCAGTTCCTATTAAACTACCTGTTTCTCTATCATAGATTTTACCTAATAAAAACTCAGGACTAGACCATAAAGAACCTTCTGACATCTTTACAATTTCAGCCCCTTGTTTTGTATAGGCAGGTGTTACCCACAATCCATCTTCTCTTACTTCCATATCTATAATTTCACCATAGGAAATACTAGATAAGGGATTTGCAGTTTCTGATGATGAGTTGTGATTCCAATCTATAATAACAGGATTTTTTTCTTTTGTTATTCTATATACTTTATCAATTTCTTTAAGAATATCAATAGAAATTTCATTAGATAAAGGTTTTCCTTTATTTACATTGTTTTCACTTGCTGAAACTCTACTGTAAATAGTTCCTAAAGCTAGTGTTTTAAAGGGTTTTCCGATGATCCAATCAGCTTTAGATATATCTTCACCAAAACTAATAGAAACCCTTTGTAAATCGCTTAAAAGTTGATGCTTTTCACTTAAACTAACTAACTTCTCATCAGCACTTTCCATTTGTCTTAATACTTTCTTTGCCCATGTATAACCTTCATCTCCTCCCCAACCTTGCCATGCTTGCCAGCCTTTACCTTGATCTACCCATGTTTCACCTTGTTTATCTACTTCATGTCTAGTAAAGTAAGCAACCATTCTTTTAATAGTATCTGGTGACATTGGTCTTCTATTAGATAAATCCCTTGCTCTTGCTATACCCACAGGTGTCATTCCTCTTTGACTTGCAGGTTTCTCATTCCTAACCTTTAATGCTCTTTTTGCATTGTCAATTACACCTTGAGGTGGATAAAAATCAATATCTTTATACTTTTCAGGCAATGCCATAGCATACCTTTTAATAAAGTTATTACTATTCTTATTAACAGCACTAATAACTTTATCTTCAAATACTTTACCCATTTTGATTACCATCCTCTCTAGTTTGTATAGACTTTTCAATAGGCAAATCACCTGCCCCTATCTTTTGTCTAATACTTCTTTCAAGATTATTATCTGGTGTTAATAAACCTGCTTGGACTAAACTAGGTAATTGTGCCATAGCATCGACCAAAGCATCATTATCTAATCCCATGTGAGTAAGTTTAGGTAATTTACTACTCTCAATTTCACCATAATTCCACTTTATTAGACGACCAATAGTACCACCTGCTCGTCTATCTTGTCCACTGATTACACTACATACTAAATCTAAATAGTTAATACATGATCTTCTAAACACACTTAAATGAATTTCACCCACTGATCTTGATCCTGTGTCACTAATACCTAAATTCATGAACTGAGATAAGAAAGCTGATGCCATTTGATTATCACACTCTTGAATAACTTTGATAGCACCATCAGGATTAAAGTTATTTTCACCATAACTATCAAATTTCACTACACTATTTTCTACTAAAAATCCTTGCTCTTGTGCAATATAAGCCTGTGCTTGTGCTGAGGCATCATCAATCATTGCACTTAATTCTGCATCTGAGTAACCATTCTGTTCAGCAACACTTCTATCTACAATAACTTTAGGAGTTGGTACTGCCCATCTATTTGTCGCTATTTGTAATAAGTTTGCTGTTCTCTGTTTTAATTGCCAATAATACCAACATGGTCTTAATAACCCTACACCTTCAAAATTTGAACCTGTCTGATCTAAAGTCCATAAAGCTAACTTATTAGAAGGGATTACATCAGGTTGTACATTTACCATGTTCTGCACTACACCATCTAAGTTTTGATAATCTTTTGATAACCATCTTTGATGTACAATAGGTTCACGATCTGCATAATATTTTAACCATACCTTTGATCTCCCATTTTGATCATTAGCTATATAATAACATTCCTCTGCATATCGCCATCCTATTGTCAAAAACTCTAAAATATATCTTAATTGACTTTCAAAGTTTATTTCCATCATCCCTGCATAACCATCAAAACCAAAACATTCATTTGCAAATCTTGCTAATTCCTCACTTGTAGGATCACCAGCAACACCTGCTTTAAATACAAACTTTGCACTTAATAAAGTTTGTTTAAGAACTGACCATGATCTTTTAATAATAGGATCTGTTCTTAACATTTCCTCAGCCTCTTCCACCCAATTACGACCTGTTAATTGATAATTAAATTCTTTCCCACTTATAAAGCCACCTCCCAAATTAGTACCTGTTATACCTCGTACTTTTAATTCAGGTGTACTTGCTTTTAGATATGAAAGTTCTTTGTTAATCATTTTGTCATCCTCTATATAAATATAGTATTAAACATTTTTTTGTTATTCTCAATCTTTTTTAGCATAAATCACTTATTTTTAATAACTTTTTTTCAAAATCTTGAACTGTTACTCTTTTTTAAAGTGAAACTATTAGGTTTTAGATTGAATGTTAGGTTTTTTACATTATTAGTTTTAACTGCTGTTTGAACAGGAACTAAAGAACTATCTCGCCACATCCAATTTAAGACATCATACCTTAAAGCATCAAGTGGATCTTCTATACCTGTCTTTTTAGGTTGCTCTTTATTATCCCATGAATAACCTAATATTGCTTTTCTAAAACTATTACCTTTACTATTTGCACCATCATCCCATACTTCTTTTGTGCATAATATTCTCTTTTGACTTATTAATCTTTTCACCCTATTAACACCATTCATTATATCTGTTCTAATAGGATCTGTCACCCATCTAAAATTAATACCTATGCCACCTTCATCAATACCTTTGCCTAATAACTTAAAGTTACTAATAGCTGTTTGATCATTTCTAGCTTGTCCTGCTTTATCACCACAAGCACCATCTAATAAAATTCTATTAGGATATTTATTAGCAAGTTCTCTAGGCACTGCTATATCTAATATCATTTTACTTAAATCTTCTAGTTTAACCTCTTGAGGATTGATTTCTTTGACGATAACACTAGCATCTCTTATATGATCATGCACTATGATTAATACAGATGGCTTTCTAAATCCAAAATCTATAGCAATTCTCCCACTCATAATAGGATCATATTTAAAATCACTAATAACATTTTGAGAAGACCACTCACTATAAACTAAACCTTCTCTTGGCATAGGTATATTCTCAATCATAGCTTTTCTTTCATCTTCAGGTAATGTCTTGGTTGCCTCAAACCATGCTTGTGATAGATTTGCCTCGTTTACATAACTTGAATAAAATATAGGTTCACAATCAGCTTTCTCTGCTAAATCTACCCACCATGCACCAAATACAGGCAAACCAACCATAACTAACTTTGGTCTTGCTCCACTTCTTAAACGACCCAATGCTTTATGAGCAACCTCAGCATCTAAAGTTTGACATTCATCTATTAAACATAAACCTGATGTAATATTAAGACCTTCAAGTGGATTATGTGAACTATCTCTAGTACCTGGTCTAAAATATGCTCTTGTCCATATCACATGACCATTTGGTGTTATAAACTTGCTGTCAGTTGCTATAAACTCCCACCCATATTCACCACACCACTTATTAATCTCAGGCAATAATACACTTCTAAATCTATTAGCTGTATCTGTAATTAATAAACTTGATTGATTAGGATGTGATTCTGCCCATGCTAATAAAGAAAATACGATTGCCGATGTTTTGCCTGATCCCCAGCCTGCCCTTATTGCAATATAAGGTTCATTTGAGAATAGTACTTTATTTAATAAGTCTACTTGTAAAGGATTTAGTTTTAAGTCAATCATCTTCTGATCCCTCTTTATCAGCATCTTCTAATAAGTTGATTTGTTTAGGTTGTCTTGGTCTAAGATTAGCTAAACTTTTAGCATTAGGTTTTTGCTTAATATCTAGTGAAGATGATTGTTTAATAACTAATTCGGGGTCTTTGACTTGTAAGACTTGATTGATCATGTTAATCACAACAGAACTTGATTGTGTTTTCTCTTCTACTGCTATTGTAGTCTTTTCACTAAACTCTTCTTTAAATTGAGGCAAGTGTTGTAGTAGCCATGCTGATGCTTTCCAATCTTTTTGTCCTGCATTGACAATATTAGCCACAAGGTCTTGTTTTAGCTTTAATTGAGATTTGATTAGCTTTTCACTAAAACTAGCATCGTGAGTTCGCCAATAGATTAACTTTGTATTAGGTATCTCTAATAAAGTAGTAGCCTCTTTTGGTGTATATCCTTTACTCACTAAATCTAATACCATTTGCTTTTTTTTCTCAATCAAGGTCTTTTCATATTCAAGACCTTTGACATAAGTTTCATTTGTAGGTTCTGACCTTGTTTTTGGTCTTCCTCTTGTTTCTTTTTTTTCATCTGTCATTTTGATTAGTCCTCATAGCAATAATCACTAAAATCTAGTGAAGGTACTTGAACTTGCATTAAATAAAGTAATACTTCATCTCTTGAATTTAATACTTCTGTTTTGCCTTCAATAGCAAATTCTTTTGCAAAGTTATTAAGAATACAATCATGTGATGAGTATGAGAACTCAGTGATCGTAAAGTCTTGAACTTGGACTTCAAAATAGCTATAAAAGACATGATAGCCAACTGTGAGCATATAATCAGTACCATAAAAATCACAATAGATGTGATCAAGTTCGGCATCTGTTAAGTCATCAGATAAAGTACCTTTGACAGTGTTCACAATGACAGTTCTGATAGCAATCTTTTCATCTTCTGTTAAGTTTAAATACATTGTCTTATTCTCCTATGATAGCTTGTACTTTGTTTTCTATCACTTGTATTCTTTTTGATAGGCTTGCTAAGGTATAGTGATTGTTATTCTTTTTTTGTTCTCTTTGATAAGAAATGAGATTGATAACATCATCACTAACTTTTTTTTCTTTTTTAGCATAAGATACTAATATATCAAAACATATCCCTGTATCATTAGAGATATGTTTTAGTTTTCTCTCAAGTCTTTCATTATAAGGTAGCTTGCCTGTTACCATATCTCTAAGCCAAATGACTGACACACCTGCTTGAGTTGCCACTTCTTTAATAGTCTTGCCTGTATCTAATTTGAATTGAGTGCAGATATCTAACATTTTTTGTCCTTTTGTTTTGAGTTTATAGAATTATAATGTTTTTTTTCTTTTATTTCAATAAAATTCAAAGTTTTTTATCATTTTTCTATATTAGTCTAAATATATGATGTGTTTTTAAGAGATGTGTTGATGTTTAAGAGAAGTGTTGAGAAGTGTTGATCAACACATCAACACTTCTTTTCCACCTAGAATAGAAAAATAGTGAAATGTGTTTTGAGAATGAAAAAAATATTTTTTCATTTTTTTAGAGAAAAGTACGAAAAGAAGTGTTGATGTGTTGATAGAAGTGTAAGTTATTGATTTTATTAAGTATTTTATCAACACTTCTCTAAAAAGATGTGTTGTAGAAGTGTTGTTATCAACACATCTCAACACATCTCAACACTTCTTTAGGTCAAAAAGTCCGTATTAATTCTCAATAGTTTATTTATACTCTGATCTATCTATATAGAAGATATTTTTTTAATAATCTTCAAGTTTCAAAAACACAAAATCAAAGGTTAACTAAAATGAAAAAAGACCTTATCCAAGAAAGCCAAGCCTTTCAAAATCACTTTTTAGATGATCAATCAAATGATCTTCTTTGCCAAGACATTAGATCAACACTTTTACAAAGTGAGGTTGAAAAAGCTGAACTCGTATGTTTAAAAGTCACTTATGAAAGTCTATTGTCATCACTTGAAAAAGAAATCAAAAAGATTGCAAAGCTAAAGAAGTCCATTCAAGTGAAACTGTTAGATATGATGACAGAATATCAGAAGACCGAATATGTTCGTTTACATCCATACTCAGAAACTGCTGATCTTTTCATTGCAGAAGAGTTCAATAAAGAACTCATTAGTATTTATGCTAGTGCAAAGTGTTTAGACCACATTGAAAATCAAATGAGAACTTTGCATTTAAGAAAGTCAGTGACAAGTGAAGTAGCGATTAAGAAAGCGATGGAAGATTTGATTGAAAATCGTGTTTCACTTGCGAACTTTTACACCGTCTTAAAAAAATAAATAGAAAATGAAAAAAAACTTTCTTTTTCTATAAAAAGATTGTATAATGAAAATATAGGAAAAACCTTTTAAGAAAAAACAAAACATCAAGGAGATGAAAAATGAGTAGTGATAAAAATTTACCTGTAGTAAATTGTTTTGACAGTTTAAATGTAGTC